ATAGAACTTCTTCAAATTCTCAAACAAGAGTCGGAGGATCTAGATGATTGAAATAATTATTCTCATGTGGGCTGTTAGTCTTGCGCTAGCTGTTACCACTGAGTAAAAAGAATTTTTGTCAATGTCGACAAAAATGTGTACATACCACTAAAACTGTGGTATAATATAACTATCTTATGAAATATAAGATGTAATTTGTAAACTTAACTTAAGGTGAAATGAAAATGACTGTAACTACTAAAACTGTAACTAAAGAAGCTCGTGTAATTGCTGCTCTTCAGACTGATTCAAAAGGTTTGACTGCTGCTCAGATGAAATCTCGTTTTGGTGTAGCAAATCCTACTGCTACAGTAACAACACTTCGTCAGAAAGGCTATGCAATCTACGCAAACCGTCGCACTAACAAAGGTGGTGAAACTCGTACCTTTTATCGTCTAGGTACTCCTTCTCAGGCGATTGTTGCTGCTGGTTACAAAGCCCGTGCAATGGGTCTTGTATAAGTAGATGTGGTGCCGGCGCAATGCCGGCACCTTTTTTTATTATATAGTATAATGATTATAGGTTAATGCAAACATATAAAGTACAAGATATTCGAGATCATTTTATCAATGAATTAAAAGCTGAACGCTTTACTGTAGATAAAACTGGTCAAAAGACTATTGAAATTCTTGGTGCATCATTTATTGCTGATGAATCGGCAATCTTTGGTACTCCAGTTGATGAGTATATTGAAAAAGAATTTGCGTGGTATCGATCAATGTCTACAAATATTAAAGACATTTATGGACCTGATCGTAATCCACCACTGGCTTGGCGGTATGCAGCAAATATGCATGGTGAAATTAATTCAAACTATGGACTACTCATTTGGTCAGAAAAGTATTTCAATCAATTTGATCGTGTTGTACAAGAATTAGATAAAAATCCCGATGGCCGTAGAGCTACCATGATTTATAATCGTCCTTCTATTTGGGCTGAATATAATGAAAATGGTAAGTCTGATTTTATTTGTACAAATGCTGTAAGTTATTATATTCGTGATAAGAAACTACATGCAGTAGTTCAAATGCGATCTAATGATGTTGTCTTTGGTTATAAGAATGATTATGCATGGCAACATGAAGTTATGATTCTACTAATTGATCGTTATCTTGATCTAAATATTTTTTCTGATCTTGAAATAGGTGATATTTATTGGCAAGTTCAAAATCTCCATGTATATGAACGACACTTTGATTTAGTAAAATAATATGAAAGTCTATATTGGTCCTTATAAAAATTGGTTTGGTCCTTATCAACTAGCTGAAAAGTTGATGTTCTGGATACCAAAGGAAAAAGATGAGTATGGTTTTGAGCAGCCTGCTGATTGTGTACACCACTTTGGCGAGTGGCTTGCTCACGGTAGTATAGAGCCTGAACCAGAAGTAGGTGACATTCAAAAATGGGGAGATCGTCCACACACTTGGTTGTATAAGTTTCTAAGTTGGATTGACAGCAAGAAGAAGCAAAAGATTGAAATACATATTGATCGCTGGGACACTTGGAGTATGGATAATACCCTTGCTCTTATTGTTCTTCCTATGCTCAAGCAGTTACGCGATAGTAAACATGGGTATTCTTATGTTGATATTGAAGATGTACCTGAAAATCTAAGACTTATTGATCACCTACTTGACAACGATGATGAATATGGTTCACAACTTAGTTTGTTTAATAACAAAGTTTGTAATCCAGAAGATATTTCAATTGGTGAAGATCAATGGAACTGGGTACTTAACGAAATGATTTTTGCGTTTGAATGCAAAGTTAATGATGAATGGGAAGATCAGTTTGAGTCTGGTGAATGGGATATGGCTTGGAAGAAACTGGAAGGTGGAGTTAGTCAACTCATAGAAGGACCTAATCATACCAAAGTGTATGACTGGGAAGCACGTAAAGCATATGAAGCAAGAATTCAAAATGGTTTTAGACTCTTTGGAAAGTACTATCAAAATCTTTGGGATTAATATATGACATGGGATGAAAGATATCTAGATTTAGCTGAAAATGTTTCATCGTGGTCAAAAGACCCATCTCGTAAAATTGGTGCTGTTGCTGTTGGTAACAAAGGACAAATATTATCTCAAGGCTACAATGGGTTTCCACGTGGCATTAGTGATAATGTAGAACGATATAACGATAAAGAAACTAAGTATCGATATGTTGTTCACGCAGAAATGAATGTCATATATAATGCTACATACAATGGAATATCTCTTGATGGTGCTACATTATATGTTACTGGTTTACCTGTTTGTTCTGAATGCGCAAAAGGTATTATTCAAACCGGTGTGAAACGAGTAGTAATGCGTGCAACTGATGTTCCAGAAAAATGGTTTATTTCATTTGCAACTACTGCTAAAATGTTTAATGAAGCAAATATTGAATGGGAATTATTAGAATGAAAATTGCTTTTGTGTTTGGTAAAGGCCTAGATGGCTGTGGAGTAGAAAAGGTTGGATATGAATGGCAACGCTACGATCCACAAAACATTCACGTGTACTCATTGGCTGAAAGGTCTTTTGTGCGATCTGGCGGTCATATTAAAAACTCTATTTCCTTTAAGCCAAATGAAATTCCTACAATCGCTAAAAAGCTAAATGATGAATATGACATTGTGGTACTCAATTCATATCCATCTCCAATGCACGCTCGCGAGTCAGTAGTTTCTTTTTACAAAGACCTAGTACTTAAGCTTGAGAAGCCAATTGTCGTGTCAATGATGCATGAAATCAAGCGAGCAAACTTTGACCGTATTCCAATGCACTTAGCGATTGCTAATGCGTCAGACTTCGTGTTCAACTTTTCTACAAAGACAGATTATTCCGTTGATGTATCAAAAGTTCTTACGAATAAAAAGATCGGTGAACGCATCGCACGCATGAAGCTACCTTTCACTGTATCTGACTACGATAAATATGTGATTCCATTCGAGCAAAAAGATAAGCGCATCATTTATACTGGTCGATGGACTACAATGAAAGATCCAGCACGTTTGATTGACCTGTATCCATTGCGTCAAGATTTGAACATGGCCATTCATGGAATTGAGCGTTCAATTGGTGCTAAATTCGATATCATTGATAGATCAAATTACAAAGCTAAGTTTGAAAAGTACGATGATAGTAGTTCAATCATTCAATCCTTTGGCCCTTATGAATACCAAGATGGAATGAAGCTATTAAGCTCGGCGATGTTTGGTTATTCTGGTTTCCGTCTACCAAGAGAACCACACAACTATGGTGATCGCTTTGAATACACACAAATGGAAATGATGGCCGTTGGATCTGTAGCTATGTTTGATAAACACTATGGCGAAAATAACATCGATGACAATGGAAAGCGGTTCATTGATAATCCACAAATTGCGGTATGGTCAGATCGTGAAGACCTACAAGATACTATGGACCAATTATTAAATATCGCAACTAATAAGGTTCTTTATGAACAATATGTTGAAGCAAGTAGAGCCTTCGTTAGTCAAGAAACTGATGCGTCAATCGTTATTCCAAAAATGTTAGAGCACATCACTAAGTTTGGTAAGCAAACTGATAAGTGGACACATAACCAATTGCTTGAAAAGTGTTATGGCCAAGATATTTCTCAAGAGTTCGAAGCTATGATGAACGAATACACGCCTGCTCTTGGTTGTAAAGAAGTAGAAGAAAAATCATTATCTTATTTTGTAAATAAAAAACGAATAGTTATGAAGAGCTTAAAAGCAAAGACTAAAGCTACTTCAACTGGATCCTTGGAGGAATTCTTTTGAAACGTATAGTATTTGATTTAGATGACACCATCTGCTTTCCTAATCATAGCGGCAAAGATACGTATATGAAGTATGCTATGGCTAAACCAAATACACCAGTTATTGATGGAATGCTTAAGCTAAAAGAACAGGGTTACTATATCATTATTCATTCTGCACGTAGGATGTTAACGCATAATGGTGACTTGCAAAAAATTCTTGCTGATGTACAACATATAACTATTCATTGGTTACATGATTACGGTGTACCGTACGATGAATTGGTCTTTGGTAAACCATACGCTGACACTTATTATGTAGATGATAAAGCAATGACAATTGAAGGATTTTTAGAATGGGCAAATTCAACGTCGTAATTCCAGCTGCCGGAGCAGCAACTCGTCTTCGTCCGCTTTCTTCTAATACATCAAAGATCATGGTTCGCGTAAATGGCAAACCATGTCTTGATTATATTATCGAAGGATTAGGAAAAGATGTAAATGAGATCATCATTGTTGATGGTCAATTCAATGACATTAGAGAATACTGTAAAATCCGTCATCCTAATATTAAGTTTGTAAAGCAACCATCTCTTGATGGTCCACGCGATGCTATCAAATATGGCATGAATGAAATCATAGATGATAAATTGCCTGTTGTAGTATGGTTGGGTGATGCAATTATTCTAGAAAAGAATATGCCATTGGGCACAAACTTCTTATTAACAAAATCAGTTGATAATCATTCTGCTTGGTGTATGTGGGATGGAGAACAATATTATAATAAGCCAAAGAGTCTTATTGAAGAAGCAGTAGCTCTTGTTGGGTTATATTCGTTTGCAAATGGTAAAGCTGCAAAGTTGGCTTTTAACAATACGGATGGATATGACATCTCAGAAGCATTGGTTGAATACTCAAAATGTGGTCCTTATCATTTTGATAACATCATAACTGAAGAATGGTATGATATCGGAGATCTTCCGAATTACTATAAGACAAGTGCCGCGCTATTGAACCTAAAAGCTCGTGCGTTCAACCATATTGAATATAATTTTGAACTTGGCACTCTTCGTAAAAGCCCGGATTATCACGATGAACATTCGGTAAAAACTCTAATGGCAGAAAAGATGTGGTATGATAGTCTTACGCCAGAGCAATCTATGTTTACGCCTAGGATTCTACCTTCTAAGACTCATT